TATTTTCAACATAATTCTTGAGGTCTTCATAGGGTTTGCCGTGCATCATTGGTAAAAATTCTGAATCTGTTAGGCCTTTGAATCTCAAATAGGGTTTCATACCATCATATTGTGAAGATGATTTAGATGAACCATATAAACTTGTGGTTTCAAACAGACAAGCATTCATGTTATACTTGGCATTTAACTTCTCACGAACCCAATGAGAACAACAAATAGCTGCCAATAATTTACCACCAAGATAGTTGAATCCAAATGGTTGAGCTGGCACAATTACAAAACCCATAATAGATGTTTGGTTGAAAGACTTGGCGGATTCTGGAGTTTGAGTAAATACACCGCCAAGCATTTCATTACGAGGTTTCATATTGATAACAGGAGAACCAAGACGAATAAAACCAACCCATTTTTTGGTATTCTTTTCTAATACGGCCAAACGCAAACAACGGCCAGGAATACTGGTCATATTTGAATGAGATGAAATCATATTAAGATAGATGTCCCAATTATCTTGAGGCAATTCTACAAGTTCAAAGTCCATATCATTTGGATGTATAGTGAAATCAGAAAACAAATCTTCTTCTGGTCCCATACCAGGCAAAACTATTGGTCTATCTGAAAGACTGTTTAGCTTTTGGTCACGAATATAATCATCAATTCTTTGAAATCGGTCAAAGTAATTTGAAAAGATACTTGCACAATGAACAGCTTGTTCTTTAGTTAAACTCAAATCTTGAACCCTTCAAATTTATTGTTATAACTTCTTTCACGATTACCAAAACTGTTTAATGGTTTATCATCTACTTGGCCAGAATCAGCAAGGTTATCTTGTGCTGATGTTTCAGCATCATACAACCTCATTTTTGCTCTATCAACACCAATGACAAATCGTTTATAATAAGTTGGGTCAGAATAACGATTCTTTAACTGTTTAACAAGAATCTGATTTAGTCCTTCAAGTTCTTCATTGGTTACCAAGGCGAACATAAAGTCAGCGGTTGCTGGTAGACCAAAAGATTCGGAAGTGTCCTCAAGGCCAGGATCGGAGTTTGTAAAACCTGACCTTGTGGTTTGGGTTGCGGACACAATTGGTACATTATTCTCTACGGCAAGACCACGAAGTTCTTCAGCGATAGACTTGATATAGGAATAAGTATTCACATTAGCACCAGGCTTAACTCGTGCTGAGGTACAAATATTAAGATAATCAACAAATATAATTTGAGGTATAAAATTCTTTTTCAGTTGAAGTTCATTGATAAGAGCTCTGAAATGTAATACAGAAGCCGCTGCTGTTGGATATTCTTTGATAATTAATTTACCGTTTGTCTTGGCTTTGACTGTTTCAAATTTACGATTATAATCATCTTTAGATATAGTATGAAGTTCATTCAGATTGATGTTTAATAAGTTAGCATCAATACGCTCTGCAATCTTTTCTTCGGCCATTTCCATTGTGATATACAATACATTAAGGCCTTGTGCGAGAGCCGCAGCTGACATGTGACACATAAACAGAGATTTACCAACACCAGTTCCTGCCAAAACAATATTCAATGTTTTAACTGGAAGACCGCCTTTGGTAATTTTATTGAATAAATCTAGGTCAAAACGGACACGAGATTCTACTCTGTGATAAGAATCATAACGAGAATCTGAATCATTAATATAATCATGGCCAACATTGTTATTGAATGTAACACCAAGAGCATCACTCAATAGTTTAGGAATTTCACCTTTAGATTTCTTGGTATTTTTATCATCAAGGATGCCAACAGATTCCATGATGGCATTATAGATGGCTTTATCTTGGCAAAACTTTTCAGTCTGTTCAATCAGCCATTGTGTTTCAGATGGTTCATTTTTAGCAAGGTTGATTTCTTTGAGAAGGTCAATCGCACCGGATACTTCGGTGTCTGTGAGTGTTTTCTTTTCTGTAAAGTTAATTACAAGAGCTTCATGTGTTGGTGGATTTTTGTATTTGTGTATGAATTCAAATACTTCACGGAATACTAAGCGTTCATTATTATCTGAAAAATATTCAGCACGAATAAATGGTAAAACCTTTCGTGTATATTCATCATTGTAAATCAGGTTCTTGAGTATCGTCTGTTCTAGTCTGTTCATCGTGTGTTTGTTTCGTCAATAATAATTCTGATAAGATGTCACCCATAATGGTATGCAATTTTTCATCATTTGTCAAGGTGTCAATGTCGTGTTCACCTGGATTTACGATAGTATAACCGAATTGTAGTCTGGCAATTTCACCTTCTTCAACAACTCTAGCTTTATGGTAATGGTAAAGGACTCCTTTATAACCATCCATAAGAAGTCCTATACCTGTAAGCTCTGAATCATTAAAATCTACAAATTGGTAATCAATACCTTCTTTATACATCTTCTTCTTCTGTTTCCACCACAGGAGATTCTGCCATAAGGTTCCCATATGCTATTCCATAATTCTTTTTAATATATTCTTTGAATGTTTCATCTTTCAATATTGGTTCCATAAATTCGGGGGTTTGTGTTTGGTCAAAACGAACACGGTCACCAATTTCTCCGGTTGATTTATTCACTTTAGAGTACCATCCCGGACTTGGTTTAGAAATAAACCCACCTTCAATTGCAATATCTAATAGTCCTGAATATTTCTGAATGCCTCCATCAAAAGTTACAAGAAAAGGAAATTTAGCTTTCTCTCTTGTAAATCTGGATTTTTCAATATTGATTGTGAAATTCCAACCAACCAAATCACTACCATCTTTTTCTTGTGCTTTACCAATAATAAAAACTTGATTAGCTGAATACATACCGCCAGTCCCGCCAGACATAACAGCTTTAGAATACATTTCCATTGTTTGATATGTGTGATTAACAGCTATACACGGAATATCTTTAGTGGTTAAATGCGGAGTAACTATTCGCCATAAAGATTTCATAACTCTAGCTCTAGTCATATCAGCTACTGATTTTTCTTCTAAAGCATCTTCAACTTCTTTCTTTGAAGCTAAATTTCCGACTGAATCAATAAAAATGATAACCTTATCACCTCTTTCAATATTTTCCAGTCTTTTAGATATATCAAATTTTAATTGTTCTAAATGTTCAATAGGAATATGAAGAACTCGGGAGGTATCAATACCGTTTGTTTTAATATAATCGGGAGTGATACCAAATTCAGAATCGTAAAAAAGACAAACAGCATCTTTATATTTGTTCATGTATGATTTAACCATTATTAAACCAAGCAGTGACTTAAAATGCTTGGAAGGCCCAGCTAAAAATGTTAAACCAGAAACCAGCCCACCATCAACATCAGCTGACATAGCAATATTGATAATAGGAATTTCTGTAGGAATTGATTCTTTTTTATTAAAAAAAGTGGATTCACTCAATAATTCCACATTCTTAATTGATCCGACTTTTTTCATTTTTTCAAGCAAACTCATTTTTTTACCTCATTAGTTAAATATTGCCAATCGTTCCATTTCAAATTCTGTGTAGTTACTCTATATGTTATTGTTGATAAACTAACTCTAAAATATTTTGCAGCTTCACCCATAGAATTAAATACTCCAGCTGGAGTTACTATTTTCTTGCGTAATATTCTTTTGTGATTTTCACGATATTCGTCACTAAACATTCCCAATTTATTATCAACAATAGTTTTATTTCCTCTAGCTCTAATTTTTTTCATTTCTTCTTCTGGTATAGAATGAAAGCCTTTTTTTAATTCATAAGCTCTGTTGCCGCCAATAATACCAGAATTTCTTTGTTTTTTAATATATCCCGCATAGTCTTTTTCCTTAAACTTTTTATGAGATATTTTAGCAGCTTCACTACTATTTCGCCTTTTTACATTTTCAGGTTGTGTCATCCAATTGAACGCATTAATATTGCCAAAAACGCCTGTAATTTTATATCGTAATAGATGTATTAATCTATGTTCTTTTAAGGTCAATTTTACAGTTTCGCCATCATTTTTACCACCTTCACATTTTGGATGAATATGATGATTTTCATAATAAATGTCTTTTGATATTTTTCTATTTTTAGCTCTATTAATGATAGAATCGTGGATTTTTTCATAATTCATCATAATCACCATTAATGTAATGTTAGGTTGGTTTGATTACTATTCTTTTGTAATAAATCTAAATCAAACTCATCAACAATATCGCCGTTTTCATCCAAAACAAATACATCTGGAGAAACATTATACATCATTTCGGCTATTTTTGCGGTAATTAAAGCACATATTTTAGGATCATTATCCCAAATTTCTGTTATTATTGAAATAACCCGATTAACATCATTTACACCATCATCTAAAAAGAAAGCTATGCACGAGTTATAACTTGTTTGAGTTTCATTTTGGTGTTTGTGGATTTCTATAACTGCATTGTGGACGCCAAAAGTGGTCCAATTTTGAATTGTATCTGTTGTCATTTTATTTTCCTGTGCTGATTGTTTTTAGAGTGGGAAGCTATCCCACCATTTGTATTTATGTTTTTTTACCGTTATGGGTTACTTTTATGGTGAGGCACATCAAATACAAAAGTAATTCTTGTTTCATCACCAACATTTACGGTACCGTGTGGCTTTTTATTATCAAACCAAAGAAGTGTTCCTGGTTCTACAACAACTTCATCATCACCACAATGGTACTTATATCGGCCTTGTATGGAAAGATGGTATCTATCTTTGGTTAAGTAATAACTGCCTTGGTCTATGTGTGTGCCTACTATTTCACCAACTGGTAACGATAAGAAACCACATCGGCTAAATTTATGAAAGTGTCTTTTAAGAAAACGAACCACTTCGGTATGATGTTCATATGCCGGTGTTTGAACACACAGTTCGGTATTATAAACAAATTCGCTTGGGTGATTAACTGCACCCATAACTAATTGTAATACACCAGCTTTAATAATATATTCGTGTGGGTCTAATTGACTTGTATTCGCCACACTCTTTTGGCCATTCCAATCATCAGCAAATTCATCAAGTTGCTTTTTGATTTTAGAAACATTGATGCCAGTTTTAATGATACGAATATCAGCCAAAGAAACTCTCCAATGAATTAACTCTTTCAGCTTTCCAACCAATACAATCTAGGATGATTTGTAATGGGTCAATAAAAGACTTTTGAA